GACGAATACAGTGCTGGTGTTAAAAAACGTATTGATAAGTTAACTTATCGAATGCGCGAGGCAGAAAGGCGAGAACAAGAAGCAATTAAATTCGCTCAAAATGTTCAAGCTGAAAACCAAACACTTCAGGGCAAATTAACTTCTTCAGACACAACACTAGTTAATGAATATGACGCTCGTGTTAAGTCTGATGCGGAAAGAGCTAGAAAAGCTCTTAAAGAAGCACAGGAATTAGGTGATGCGGAAGCGATAGCCTTAGCTACAGAAGCAGTTGCTAAAACTTCATTAGAAGCGCAGAATGTTCAGCGTTTGCAAAGACAACAAAAGGTAAGAGCTGAAAGGCCACCTGCTGCTCCGCAGCAGCAAGCCCCACAGCCCCCACCTCCTTCGATAGATCCTATCACGGAAGAATGGGCAGAACGAAATAAATGGTTTGGGAGTGATCGGGTGATGACTCAGGCTGCGATGGATATTCACGAAGAGATGATCGTCGAGAATAATCAAAGAGGCCAATTAATTTGGAACCCACAATCTCCCAGCTATTATAAAGAGGTTGATAAAAGGATGCAGGAATATTTCCCGCAAAAATTTGATCAAGCACAACCCGTGCAACAATCCGCTGTTGCTGGGCCTAGCCGTGGGGTTGGGTCTCCTAATCGTGGAGCACGCAAAGTTTCACTCTCTCCTTCACAGCAAGCAATTGCTAAAAGGATCGGAGTGCCGTTAGAAGAGTACGCAAAATATGTATAGAGGAGATAAAGAATGACAGATCGAACTCCTAGATCTGCTGATACACGAGCAAAGAAGGCTCGCAGAAAAACTTGGCAACCACCTTCAATGTTGGACGCCCCAGAAGCACCTCCTGGATATAAACACAGGTGGTTACGTGCAGAAGTCCGAGGACACGATGACAAAGCGAATATGTCTAAACGTATTCGTGAAGGATTCGAACCAGTAAGAGCGGAAGAACATCCAGAGTTTGACTCTCCTACAATAGACGATGGTAAGCACGCGGGTACAATTGGAGTCGGTGGGCTAGTGCTTGCAAAAGTTCCAGAAGAAACCGTAGAGGAAAGAACTGATTACTTTAGACAAAGAAGTCAGGAACAACTTCAGGGAGTAGACAACGACCTTTTGCGAGATAGTGATCCTAGAATGCCTATTAGTAAACGGGACATTCAAAGGAACTCTAAAGTTGAATTTGGCAGTCGGGACGTAAGTTCTGATTAAATATCACTCTAATATGAGGGTTTAACAATGGCGAATACGGATAAACCTAATGGTTTTACTCCCGCTTTCTCTATGTATGGAGGAACGATTAGACCCAAGAAATTGCGTATTGCAAGTGCATACGGAACTGCTATTTATAGCGGCGACGTAGTCACGCTTTCTTCGGGTTATGTCAATCAAGCAGGAGCAACCTCAACTCCTGTTGGCGTGTTTTACGGTGTGTATTACACGGCTTCAGATGGGACTCCTACGTTTTCTAAATCGTGGGCTGCAAGTACAGCCACACTCGGTAGCGCAGATGCGGAAGCATATGTGTATGCTGATCCTGGTATTGTGTTTGAAGCACAGTTCACAGCAGGAACTCCTGCAGTAAGTTTTATCGGCAATAAGTACACTTTGAGTACAACTGCTGGTAGTTCTACTAACGGTCGTTCTAAAGAGGGTGTAACAGCCACTACTTCTAGTGGTGTTGCTTTATGTGTCGGTTTTGTAGATTCTCCTAGCAATGCTATTGGTGCATATGCTCGGGGCTATTTTACATTCCCAACTAACACCTTCGCAGTTTAAGGAGAGTAATTAATGGCTATTAATAGAGCACAACTCGTTAAAGAGCTTGTTCCTGGCCTTCATGCTCTCTTTGGACTTGAGTATGATAGGTATCCGAATGAGCATGAAGAGATTTTCGATACCGAAAACTCTGAAAGGGCTTACGAGGAAGAAGTTATGCTAACTGGCTTTGGCGAAGCACCGGTCAAGAGCGAAGGCTCCTCGGTGAACTACGACACGGCTCAGGAAGCATGGACAGCACGTTACACACACGACACGGTCGCTTTGGCCTTCAGCTTGACTGAAGAAGCCATAGAGGACAATCTGTATGACACGCTGTCTTCTCGGTATACACGCGCACTAGCACGTTCCATGATGACCACTAAGCAAATTAAGGCAGCTAATGTATTAAACAATGCATTTAGTTCTTCTTATACTGGTGGTGATGGAAAAGAGCTTTGTGCAACTGACCACCCAACCGTTGCGAATGAAGATCAGAAAAATGAACTGTCTACGGCAGCTGATTTGAATGAAACTTCATTAGAGCAAGCGTTGATTGATATTGCTGCGTTCGAAGATGAGCGCGGTCTTAAAATCAATGCTCAAGCAAGAAAGCTAATTATCCCACCTGCTTTGCAGTTTGTTGCGGATAGGCTTCTTGAGTCGCAAGGAAGAGTAGGTACAGCAGACAATGATATTAACGCTGTTCGCAATATGGGCATGGTCCCTGAAGGCTACACAGTAAATCATTATCTAACTGATACTGATGCTTTCTTCTTGAAGACTGATGCTCCTAACGGCCTTAAGCATTTTGTTCGTACGGCTGTATCAACAAACATGGAAGGTGACTTCGAAACCGGAAATGTTCGATACAAAGCCAGAGAGCGTTATAGCTTTGGTTGGTCTGATTGGAGAGGTATTTTCGGCTCTCCTGGAGCATAATACCACAGGGGGGCTATGCCCCCCTTTAATTCTGGGAATATAATAGCCCTAGCGACTGTCCCAGCAGACGCTTACGAAGACTCTAGGGCGAACCCTTTCGTAAGGAGGAAAACCGATGGCTCAGACGACTTTCGCTGGCCCTATTAGATCACTAGCTGGTCTTATCAACGCAGGATACAGTGGTGTTGTTAGCTTAACCGCTGATACTTCAATTACTGTGGCTGCTCATGCGGGTAGACCGCTTCTTTGTAACGATGCAGATGGAGTGTTTACTCTTCCTAGTATTGTAGTTACGGAACCCACTGATAAAGGGGATCCAAACCAAACAGCAAATCTAGGTGCCCAGTTCACGTTTATAGTAGTAACTGCTGCAACTGATATGGATATCAAAACAGATGGCACTGACAAATTTGTTGGTGGCGCTTATACTGGTATTGATGATAGTGCTGCGGGTAAAACTTTTATTTCTGGTGCATCTAACGATGTATTTACCCAGAATGGAACCACTAAAGGTGGATTAGTAGGAAGTGTTGTGGTTTTCACTGCAATGGCAAGTGCTAAATACCACGTAGCAGGACAGTTATTGGGTTCAGGTACTATAGTCACTCCATTTGCTGACTCTTAATAAAGGAGTAAATTGATATGGCAGATGCAGTTACCAGTACGACTATTATTGACGGTACGCATAGAGCAGTCATACAGCTAACAAATCTTAGTGACAGCACTGGAGAAAGTGCTGTTAATAAAGTTGATGTTAGTGCGCTGAATGCTAGAGCTGATGGAACTGCGTGTAGTGGTGTTACTATTGATAAAGTGCACCACTCTATAACTGGTTTTACCCAAGTGCAGTTGTTTTGGGATGCAACCACGAATACGATCGCGTTAGCATTAGCAGAATCAAGTAACGGTCATATGGACTTTAGCGGTTTTGGTGGAATACAGAATACTTCTGGGTCTGGAAAGACAGGGGATATTCTTTTAACCACTATAGGTGCCGCAAGCTTAGACACATATGTTATTGTTCTTGATGTATTAAAGCATTACGGATAAATGGCTACTTCAGGTACTAGAACCTTTAGCTTAGACGTAGCGTTAGCTATAGAGGATGCATACGAACTAGCAGGACTGGAACTTCGTACAGGTTACGATGCAGTCACTGCTAGGCGTTCTCTAAATTTAATGTTTGCGGATTGGTCTAACAGAGGGGTTCAGCTTTGGGAAGTTGCAGAAGTTTCTCAGACCTTAACTGAGGGAGATTCTTCTTACGACTTAAATTCGTATGACATTGACATATTAGATGCAATCATTCGTAGAGATGTAAACGGTATTCAAACTGATTTTCAAATTTCAAGAATTGATCGTAATGAATATTTTAATGTTCCAAATAAAGACACAAAAGCTAGACCTACACAGTTTTATGTAGAACGAACGACAACGCCTAAAGTATATCTATGGCCTTCTCCGGAGAACTCCACAGATATATTTGTCTCATATAGATGGCAACGCATTCAAGATGCTTCGGCCTCTGTTAATGACTTAGATGTACCAAGTCGGTTTTTACCGTGTCTAACCATGGGATTAGCTTTTTATTTAGCAGTGAAAAAGAATCCAGATAAGGTTCCTCTTTTACAGCCTATGTATGAACAATCTCTTCAAAATGCACTAAGGTTTGATGAAGATAGGACGTCTGTTCATTTAATCCCTTCAGTAAGTTCTGTCTTTACTTAATGGCTTACGCACAAGGTAAATACGCGCTTGGGGTTTGCGACCGCTGCGGTTGGGCTTATAAGTACCTACAGCTTCGCATGGAATGGACTGGTTTTAAGGTTTGTCCAGAGTGTTACGAACCTAAAAATCCTCAACTAACTCCTCCGCTGTTACCTACGGATCCGGAATCATTACATCAACCAAGACCGGAAGTTTCTTTGCCTCAGTCTCAGTTAGGCGTAGTTATAACAACAAGTCCTACATTTACGACGTCTGCTGGAGTTAATGTAGGAGCACTTCCTGCAACTACAGTAGACCCCATTGGTTCAGACTTTTCACTAGAAGGAGCTACAGGTAGTATTGGGGCAGTAACAGTGGTGACCACATGAGTTTTACTTACGCGACACTTAAAACAGCTATACAAGACTATTGCGAAACGAGCGAAACCACGTTTGACAATAACTTATCGGTTTTTATAAAAGAAGCTGAAGAACGGATATTAAAGTCTGTAGAGATTCCTGACTTCCGAAAAAATGTAACTGGTACAGCTACTTCGGGAACCACTTATCTTTCGATGCCTAGTGATTTTCTGGCTCCTTTGAGTCTGGCGGTGATTTCTAGTAGTGTGTACAGTTATTTATATTTGAAACACGTTTCATTTATTCGAGACTACACGCCGAACGCCTCAACCACAGGTACTCCTATTTATTACGGGTTGTTTGATGAGACAACCTTTATCCTGGCTCCAACACCAGATGCTAACTATAGTTTTGAGTTACACTATAAATATCGACCCGCTTCGTTAACGGCGGGTTCTGATAGCGGAACTACTTGGCTTTCGACAAATGCACCGAATGCATTATTATATGGATCTCTGGTAGAAGCGTCGACATTTATAAAAACACCAGAAGAAACGCCTTATTATGATCAACGTTTTCAAGAAGCTATTGCAGGATTAAAGAAACTAGGGGAAGGCTATGGAATCCGAGACGAACACAGATATGATATATCTAGGATGGGTTAATTGTGTTTAAGTTAGCAGTTGATTCAACTATAGGAGATGTTGTCGTTAAAACGACTGAACATAGAGGTCTAACCCCTGAAGAACTAGCTGAACGCGCTGTTGAGCAAATAGTTAGTGTTTCTTCTTCAGTAGACCCGATTGTAAGACAACAGGCAGAAGCATTTAAAAATCGCATTTATCATGTGGTTTTAGGTATTATTAAACAAGCGATTAAAAGCGATAGAACAACGCTTGTTAACGAGTTTATTCAGCA